TTGAGTAGCTGTGCGGTCATCATCCAAAGTTTGTTGATAAGCCAAAGGTGTTTTTTCAGCCCAACGGCTAATGGTTTGAAAGTCGATTTCATCGCCAACGCATAGAACGCTGTCAAATCTTTCACGCTTCGCCAATTTAATAACATTCTTGACAGCTGTTTCATGATGGTAGGGAATTTGCAAATCACTTATTACTAAGTATCGCTTAATCGTCATCCTCATCGTCAGTTGGATCTATGGATGGGATTATTCCACCATCGCCCACAATCCAATCAGGAAAAGTTTTGTGCTCGGTCATTAACCAGAATGCGTGCTCTGGAGTAAATCCTGCCTTACGAGCTGCTTTATAACATTCATGCAATGCGGTGTAATGTTGATCGATCTTTGTTAATGGTTCAGGAGATTGGCGAACGACACGACGATTGATCTTTTTGCGTTTGATAGGTTTTCGAGTGTTCGCCATAAATAAAATTATCGCTTAGAGATTAAAACAAATAGATCATCGACACGCTGTTCCAATCGATTAATCTGATCCTTGATTGATGAGCCTCCGTTTGGTTTTAACTCATTCAAATAGGATTTAATAACCCAGCGCAGACCCACTAACAAACTTGTTGATATGGCGGATACGCCAACGGCGATACCAACCCATTCGTTTGCTGTCATTTCGCATTGATTCCATAATCAGCTTCTTTGCCGGACTTTGGATCAAGTGCTTTGGCAATAGGTGCAACTAACGCTCCAGCCAAGATTGCAAACTCTGGTCGAATATCAGCAACAATTGCCAAAAGGACAGTAATGCCGGAAGCAGCTACAGCTCTTAAATATGACTTAATTGCAGCCTTGTGTTTGTTAGATAGTTTCATTAGTTGCCTCCTAGTAGTGGGATGTTAAAGAACTCTCCTGATTGTTTTGGATAAAATGAAATATGAATATGTTTGGTGTGGGGATTTATGCCTTTGTATCTACGCCAACGCCAGTTTAATAGTTTGCTGGCAATATGATGATTGTGAATTACATATTTGATCCGCTTATCTGTTTTGCCAGCAATGCGTATCTGATCGGCAAGGTAGGCAGATATGCCTTCGGCTTGACCTAGATCAGCTGTAATGTCAATGGCACAAACCTCACCCGAAGGTAAGGCGTTGTGATCCGATTTTACTTTTTGATGCCTAGCGTCTGAAATCCAACCATCCGATTTTCTCGATCTTTCAACAAAACTGTCATCAATTTGCTCCCGTAATTGAACAGCTGCTTTAGATAGGTAAGGCTTCATTACAAGCCTAGTGCCGTCAAATCCTCAACAGTTAAACCAAGTGCCGCAAGTTTAGATTGTGCTGCTGCTTTTTTGGCTGCCTTTGCTTCAACTTCGGCTTCTTGCGCCTCTTGATAAGCAAGCCAACCTGCTTTAATTTCTGCCTCTGTTGGTTTTGTCTGGTTTTGATCTAACCAAATTATTTCACCATCGTTAGTATAAAATTCAGCATTTGGTCTAATAAAGAGAATTGCTTTAGTTTTTTCACCTTTATTCATTATGCACCTATTTCCATTGCAATTATTGTTGAAACAAGAGTATCGCTAGAACCCCACGAATTTATTACTGCTGTTTGACCGCTTACCTTTGAAGCAAATTGAACTTTATATGTAATTGCAGATGTTGTTGCAGGGCTATCCAATTTATTCAATGCAACTGAAATATAATTAAAATCGTTAGCATTAGTAAAAGCAACTCTGTCGCCTACAAATAAAATTGATGTGCTATCTCTGTTCAACCTTGCTTGTAATGCATTGCCAGTAGCCCCATCATATTTACCTGCGCTTGATAACATAGCCATCACATAAACTTTTGAACTTGCAGATGATGGAGTAATTGATACTGATAATCCTGAATCGGCAAAAGTAGTTGATGTTGTATATTCATCACCAGTTAATGTTCCTTCAACTACCTGCAAAACTTTTCCGCCACCACCAGCAGGTGTTGCCCAAGATGGCACACCACCAGCAACAGTTAATACTTGTCCAGTTGTTCCGATTCCTAATCTAGCAGGTGTGCTTGCACCGCTTGCATAAATTGTGTCGCCTGTTGTGGTAAGCAAAGCATTTTGAATTGCATTGGCATCATCGGAAGTTGCCCAAGTTGGCACGCCTCCAGCAACTGTTAAAACTTGTCCAGTTGTTCCAATCCCAAGTCTTGTGTTTGTGTTTGCTGTTGCTGAACGATATTCGATATCGCCAAGAGTGGTTGACGGATTTAAGGCTTTTGTTGTTGTGTCAACAGATGAACCGAGCGTGCGAATAGCAGCTGCGCCATCCTTAACCAGATCTGTGTCGTCCGGTGTTTCCCAATTATAATTCGTAGTGTTTGCCATATTAGGCTACTGCTCCAATCGCATTTTCCCATGTTAGTATAGCGGATAAAGTGTTCCATGCCTCTGAGGCTGATACTTGATCCCAAGCAAGTGCTACTTGAGAAAATTCAATCGGGCTTAGATTTATGGTCAAGAATAATTCGTTGAATCTAGTGCTCCAACGCCAACCTTCCACATAACCCTCAAATTGTTCGGTTGGGGCTATTTGAACCGGCAAGTCTGTTATTCGCATTGGCTGACCTACAAAGATTTGAAGCAAGGCATCTCTGTCAGCATCATCAATGGCTGAGTTAGTCAATGGGAATGTAATGCTGTCAAATAACGCTCTTGGATAGGATCTAAGGGCAATAAAACGATCAGCCACAGCTTGTGCATCGGTCGCATCATGCAAGACTGTATTTAGGGTTTCACCTCTATACCCAAAGGTTGCAATGCTAGTTAAATCAATTGCGGTTTTCTGTGATCCATAGTTGTTGCCGTAATTAAGAATAATTTCGTTTCTGACATCTGCGCCTCTAGTCAAAACCTTTAATCCTGCACCAATAGCGGTGTTGGCTGAAATTTCTGTGTATCCATTGTTGGCAAGATAATTCTGTCGATGGGTTGTGTCAGCATAGGAGATGCGACCCTCATTGTCCTCGTATAAAACTCCAAGTGCGCTGTTGGCGATAAGGCTTGCAATGTTGTAAGTAGTGTCAGGATCGGCAGTTCGATTTTCAAGTTCATAAACTCCGGGGCGATCAATCTCGCCAAGTCCTATGTTTTCAGCATTTGCCCAAGTAATTGTTGGATCATAGCCTGACCAAGTTTCAGCTGCTGGCACTTCATTCCAATTGTTTAAGAATAGTTCGGAAAGCAATTCATATATTTGATCGCCGTCATCATCTCGAGCCAATGTTCCGTTATAGATTACTTTTGGCAACTTAGCCAATGAACCTAAAGCAAGGATGGTATAAGTAAAAGTTTCGGCAATACTGCTTGCAGTTGCAACCTCGGTTGTAATGTCTGTGATGTTGCCACCAAACAAAGTTCGATAAGTGTTTGTGCTGTCCTTGACTTGTAGAGTTAATCCGTCATTAACTTGCAAATTATAGTTTTCATTGTTTAAGGCAACCAATTCAATTTGCATATAAGATGGATTAGGTTGAGAGTAAATATCTTCACGACCAGCCTGATGGGCAATGTCTGAAATTGCTACATTTGTGTATTCAACTCCATTAACTGTTAATTTATACTCGGGAGTAAATACAGTCATTATCCGCCCTTGATGCCGTTGTTATACAGCTGTGGAACTGATCTTGATGCGCTGTTATTTAATACCTTTGCAACTGCTCTTGCAGCACCTTCAGAATCTACCGCTTGAACAGTAATGTTATTAACAGTTGTTCCAGCCCTTGCAGCACCTGCTGCTAATTGAGCAGCGGTAGCAGGTTGAGCATTAGCCACAGCAGAAGCAGCTTGACCGAATGGAGTTCCAACCGAAGTTGATGCACCTATTGTGCTGACATTTGGCAAAATTGGAATTGCATTATAAGCATTAATCAACCGATTAATTCCTGAGATAGCATTATCAACAGCCGTTTGAATCGCAGATATAACTTTGCCGATTATATCAACAATTCCACCGGCAATAACTCCAACAGTCTTTAATGCTGCGCCTAAGCCAACAACTAAAACTGGAATAATGACATTAGTTATAAATTGACCAAATGCGTCAAATGCTTCTTGATTATCTTTAATGGCTTGTTTAATTGGATCAAAGTATTTAGCAAACTCTTGTAATTTAGGCACTACTTTATTGACAATAAGATCAACGAATCTTTCAACAAATGGAAGTAATCGATAACCAATTTCTTCTTGTGCTTCAGAAAATGCTTGCTTTAATCGATCAATTCTGCCTTGAAATGTTTCAGCGTTTGCAGCTGCTGCACCACCATATAGGTTGGTTAAGACTTTAGTAGTTTCTGTAAAATCCATTGCTTTAGCATCGGCTTGAGTTATACCAATGCCAAGTCTGACTAATCTTGTATCTTGTCCTTCATAGCCTTTTGATAATGCCTCGACAACTGTGCTAAGTTCTTTTCCAGTTCCTTTTGATATATCAATTGCAAGGTTAAGCAGTTTTTGTGATTGAGTTGTATCTTTTGTTGATACAGACAATCTCTGGAATGATGCTCTCAAATCATTGTCTGTGATACCGGTGGCTAATTGAGTTTGACGAATGTATTCCTCGGTTGCCTTAATTTGGGCATCAGTAGCCCCTGTGGCGGTCTTTAGAGCAGCAGCCAACCTTAACTGTGCTTGCTCATCCTCTATCGCTGATTTGACCCCATCAACGGCTAATTTAGTGCCATAGGCAACGGCAGCAGCAGCAGCGACCGCAAATGCAGCAGCAGCCTTTTTTCCAAAGTCAGCAATTTTATTTGCATTGGTTTCAACGGCTTTATCAGCTTCGCCTAATTTCTTTTTTAAGTCATCAACATCGGCAAGGATTGATAACTTTAAGGTGCGATTACCGGTTGCCATTAGACCCATTCCTTAATAATGCGATCAAAACTTGCTTCCCATTTGTTAATCAATTCAGGCTGAATTCTGCGAAGGGTTGGATAAATAAACCATCCCCGACTACCTCTGCCTTGCCGTCCTGAATATGCAGGGAACTGTTTGAACTTATTTGAACCAAACTCAACACCACCCCATAGGGTTTGCGTAGTAGCACCACCTGAAAACTTTTGTCTTGCGAAGCCATAACGGAACTCACCAATTTTGCTTGACTTTGAGATGCTAACTCCATCCGCAACTCTTTGCGCAACTTTGCCAGATTTTGTTCTTGTTTGAGCAGCTGCCTTAATTTCCTCAGATGCAAAATACGCCAGCGCAGAAGATTGAGTTCTTGCTTCCTCTGTTGCTTGGTCATCCATAAGTTTGAATGCTTTATAAATATCACGCAGATCAGACTTATTGTAAGCAATGGTTTCAGTTGCCATTTCTTGCCTCCAATATCTCGATCGCTGTTAATATGTCATCCGCATCAACCCATTCGCTCATTGGTATGTGAGTTGCAATTGCCAACTCAACCAACAATCTGTTTAGGCTTCCTGCTTTGTGGCTTTTGGGTCTGCATCACCGACTATTACATCGGCAATTGTTTCCATCCAAATATCCATTGGTTTGACTGGCTTGCTTCCGGCAATCTCACGCTTATGAGCATGATAAGCCAAAAACATAAGATCCCAAATACCCAGCTTCTCGGATGCTTGTCCAATGACATTTCCTGTCTGCTTTTCCCATTTTGCCCACTCAGGCGGTTGGGCAATATAAGTTGCTTGCTCGCCTGAGCTGTATTCAATTGTAATTGGTAGTTT